GCCTTCCATACCCACATTACATCGGGTGAAATGTGAGTTGCAAGGCTATAAGATTGGCGATCGTAGAGATTTGCGTACTTCAATGATACCACGTAATATGCGTCATGCATATAATGGTGGTAGAGGTGGTGTATTAGCGGATTTCTTAGATTTTACCAATCTTATCTCTGATGCCAACCCTTTCGCAAGGCATGACTTAGCTATGTGTGAGTCAATTGGGCCAGTTTCTTGGACGGTGCCATGGGATGTCTCTGTGGCAGGTAAGCCCTCCATGAAAGAAGGCTTGAACCGATTCTTCGAACCTCATGTGTGGGGTGTAGACCTCACAAGTGAGGCTGCTAAGTATGCGACGGGTATCGTCAGGGGTCTGATCAGTGTCAGCGGCGGGAAGATATATCCGATTCCGCTCAAAGAAGCGATCTTCCTGTTCAAAGGTAAGCATGGCTTTGGCTATCCTTTCTTCTCTTCTGATTCGGAGCTCTGTTTTTATCCAGCATACGAACTGTCCTATCAGCTTTTACGATCGCTGGATCTATCATTTGCTTTGCATCACCTAGCTTTATTAGGTACGCGAAGCGTTTCTAGAGCTCCGTGTATGCCTGGAAAGAGCCGAGTGATATACCAATGCGCGCGGGTTACGAATAATGTCGCGAAGACATTATTTCAACCACTGTTTGACCGCCTGAAGCTCCACCCTGGGTTCGCTGCCCTTGGTGGTACAAGAGTGGTCGACTTTATAATGCCGCGTATGATGAGTCACTCGCGTGGATTACCCTGTCTTTCAGCTGATTTCTCGAATTTTGATGCTTCAGTTCCACCTCAGCTGATTAATGTGATCTTCGAGATCATTAAAGGGTGGTTTGTTAAGGAGGCTCATCCGTTAGTGAATCTCGTGAGAGACGAGTTTAACGGATGTGGCATCATCGCACCAGGGGCTTCTGATAGCCCTGACTTGTCTGTCCTGTTAGGTAGGTGCGGTGGTGTTCCATCAGGTCACGTTCTAACGAACTTGGTGGATAGTTTGGTTAATTTGTGGAGCATGGCCTATGCCGCGTTTTGTAATGGCTGCCGCCTTAGATCTTTCCAGGTCCAAGGAGACGACGGCGTGTATTACTTTGACGGGGATTGGGACGTGCGAAGCTTAAGCGCCACGCTACTCAAGGATTGTGGTCTTACCTTGCACCCAGAGAAATCCTTGGTGAGTGATACCGAGGTTTATTTCTGTTCTAATTATCACCGACTAGATTGGATGGGTGGTAGAGGGGTGCGATTGTTCGCTAAGGTTTTAGCTAATGCGTTCTCTCGCGAACGATCTGTTGACAAGTCCGTTGAATACGAGTTAGACACCTTACGATGGCTG